GAGATTGACGACCTCTTTGCCGAGGCCGATGTGAGCGACCAAGAGCCCTTTGTGGCGATGGGCCGCATGGGTGTGCAGCTGGTGCAGGGGCCGGTGTGAGCCTGCTTAAGTGAGGAGCTGATGGACGCACAGGCAATCATCGCCGCCCTGCGTGACAGGGCCCGCAAGTTCGTCTCCCTGGACACGCCCGAGGATCAAGACCTGGGCGACCTGGCCATCGACATCGGCGCGGGGTTCGTGCCGGGCATCGGACAGGCCCAGGCCGGCCGCGACTTCGAGCGCGCCAGGCGTGAGGGCGACAAGCTGGGCATGGCCCTGGCCGGCGTCGGCATGGTGCCGGTGGTGGGCGGGGTCGCGGGCGCTGCGAACAAGGCGCGCAAGGGTGCCAAGGCGAGCGAGGAGACGGTGAAGGCGCTGCGTTCGCCCAAGGTCAAGCAGACCGTGGACAACCCGCAGCGCGTGGCGTTCCCGGGCATCTACAAGCGCCCCGACGAGATCGCCCGCGAGGCCTCCGAGATGGTGGCGCCAGAGAACCCGATCATGAAGCAGTTGTTCGGCGTGACGCGTGACGATCTGTATGAGATCAGCCGCAACCGCACCGGCAACATCGACCCCAAGCTGCCCGGCGCGGCGGCCAACCCCAAGGGCAGCGCAGCGGCCGAGGCGGTGATGACTCGGCGCAACGAGAACCGCATCCTGAACGCGCTGGGCGAGGCTGAGAAGCAGCCAGACCTCTACAAGGGCATGGTGGGCTGGTACGTCATGGACCCGGCCTTTCAGCGCCTGAAGGCACTGGTGGGCGAGGAGGAGGCCGTTCGCCGCTACAGCCAGTTCAACACCTTCAGCGGCATGGCATCGCCCGGCAGCGACGTGCTCACGGAGTTCAACCGCGGCACGGCGGCCAACTGGCTGGCCAACGAGGGCCGCTTCGGTGACTTCGTGCGCTACGCGGGCGTGCCGCAGAAGGACAGGTTCGGATCCTCGCCTGCGGACATGCAGGCCATCATGGGCCACCCGTACCACCGCACGGCGCAGGCCATCCCGATGCAGAAGTACGTCAACACGGGCCAGGTGGACATGTCCTCGCCCAAGGTGCCGATGTACATCCAGGCCAGCGGCGTGCCAGAGACGGGCTTCCAGACGGCCATGCCGGTGGGCGACGCGCACTGGTCCCGGGCCGTGGGCCTTGGCGACACGCGCACCAACCAGGCCTACGCGGCCAGCGTCAGCAACCCGGAGATGTCGCAGCTCGGGCCCTGGTGGCGTGAGCGCATCGCCCAGAAGGCCGGGCTTGAGTCTGTGCCTGCGCAGGCGCTTGCCTGGGGCACGTTCGCCCGCCAGACCGGCGTGGACACGCCCGTGGGCGCGCCCAAGCTGGAGCTGCTGGCGCAGCAGATCGAGAAGGCGGCGCGGCGCGAGGGTGTGTCGCCAGAGACGATGCGCGATCGTGTCCTGCTCGGCAAGGCGCACGCCGGCAAGGTCGATCCGACCCTGGCGGCCGGCATCGCTGCCGGTGGCCTCGGCACCGCGGCCGCCATCGCAGCGCTGCGTGATCGCAAGAAGGAAGAAGAGGAAGTGGAGCCATGACCCGTCGCCGCTACATCCAAGACCGCACCACCGGAGAGTTGATCGAAGTCACCGCAGACCATCGCGAGCCCATGCGCAACGACGCGGGCGCGCTGTGGGGCGACCGTCACTACGACGGGCTAAAGGCCACTGACGGCACCGACATCAGCACGCGCAGCAAGCACCGCGACTACATGCGGGCCAACAACGTGACGATGGCCGACGACTTCAAGGACACCTGGGCCGAGGCCCAGGCACAGCGTGACGCCTACCACCAGCAGGGCGGCACGTTCTCTCGACGCGACGTAGAGCGCGCGATTCATCAACTCCAGAACAGGTAGCACCACCATGAACGAACCCACGACCCTGCGCGACTCCATCGAGGCCGCACTCGACACTGCAGCGCCCGACCCGGCGCCCGAGCCCATTTCGCAGCCTGCTCCGTCTGGGAGTGACCCGGGCGAAGAGCGGGGGAGTGCCCCAGCGACGCAGGCTGCCTCATCCAAGACCCAGAACCTAGACGACCTGGCCGAGGGACAGAATCCTGAACGCCAGCCGCTTCAACAACGCGACCGCGACGAAACCGGAAAATTCAAGGCCAAGGAGCAGAACGAGGGCATTCAGCCCGGGCCCAAGGCCGGCCCGCGTCAGCAAGGTGACCGCGCCCCCCAGGCTTGGCGGCCAGAAACCCGGGAGCACTGGGGCCAACTGCCCGAGCCGGTGCGCCAGGAGATCCAGCGCCGCGAGGTGGAGGTGCAGCGCACGCTGCAGGAGTCGTCCGAGGCTCGCAAGGCCTACGACGCCGTCATGCGCACCATCCAGCCCTACGAGGCCTTCATCAAGGCTGAGAACAGCAACCCGCTGCAGGCCATCGACAACTTGATGAGCACGGCGGCCAGGCTGCGCACAGGCACGGCGCCGGAGCTGGCGCAGATGGTGGCCGGGATCGTGAACCAGTTCGGCGTGGGCCGGTTCGGGCAGGGCTTCATCCAGGCGCTGGACTCCGCGCTGGCGGGGCAGGCGCCGCAGGTAGATCCGCAGCAGGCCGCGATTGACCAGGTTCTCAACCAGCGCTTGGCTCCCGTGCAGCAGATGCTGACGCAGTTCCAGCAGGCGCAAGCCTCGCAGCAGCAGATGGTGACGCAGAAGGCGCAGTCTGAGGTGGCGTCATTCCTGCAGCGCGCCGAGTTCGGTGAGGACGTGCGCGAGGAGATGGCCGACCTGCTGGAGACGGCCCAGCGCCGCGGCCAGGATCTGAGCTTGGTGGACGCCTACAAGAAGGCCTGCTTGCTGAACGACCGCGTGCGCTCGGTGCTGCAGGGCCGGGCCAAGGCCCGCGGCGCGCAGACCCAGACCGCAGTGGCTCAGAGGGCTCGCCAGGCCGCGGTGAGCGTGACCGGGGCCGCCCCGGCCGGCGCGCTGAGGCAGGATGCCACCGACGTGCGGTCTGCGATTGAGGCGGCCATTGCGATGAACTCACGCTGATGGATAATTCGCACCAGGGTGCGAGTAATCGCATCTTGGTGTGCCCAGCACCCCAGCCACCGAAAGCTCGCAGGAGACGGCGCAAGGCCGTCCCACCTACGGCAACACCGGACTGAGAAGGTTCGCGTAGGCGCATCTGAACTGGCGACCGAAAGGTCATCCCCAACTCAGATGGAGTTTTCATCATGGCATTTCCGAATGTGAGCGACATCGTCGCCACGACCATCCAATCCCGTTCGCGTCAGATCGCGGACAACGTCACCAAGAACAACGCCCTGCTGTCGCGCCTGAACCAGCGCGGCAACATCAAGACCATCAGCGGTGGCTCCTCCATCCTGGAAGAGCTGTCCTTCGCTGAGAACGGCAACGCCGGCTTCTACTCGGGCTACGACATGCTGCCCGTGGCGGCGCAGGACGTCATCAGCGCCGCTGAATTCAGCATCAAGCAGTTCGCTGTCCCGGTCGTTATGAGCGGCCTGGAGATGCTGCAGAACAGCGGCAAGGAGGCCTTCATCGACCTGCTCGAGGCGCGCCTGAACGTGGCCGAGGCGACCATGATGAACAAGCTGGCGCAGTCGGTGTATTCCGACGGCACCGGCTCTGGTGGCAAGGAGATCACCGGCCTGAACGCCGCCGTGGCCTCCACCAACACCAGCGGCACCTACGGCGGCATCGACCGCGCCACCTGGACCTTCTGGCAAAACAAGAAGTACGACTTCAGCGACAACACCGTGACCCCGTCGGCCTCGACGATCCAGGGCGCGATGAACACGCTGTGGGCGTCCTGCACGCGCGGCAATGACCGTCCTGACCTGATCGTTGTGGACACCGTCTACTGGGGCTTCTACATGGCCTCTTTGCAGGCCCTGCAGCGCTTCTCCAGCCCCGAGACGGGCAACCTCGGCTTCCCGTCCCTGAAGTTCATGGACGCGGACGTGGTGCTGGACGGTGGTATCGGCGGGTTCTGCCCGGCCTCCACCGGGTTCTTCCTGAACACGAAGTACCTGAAGTGGCGCCCCCACAAGGACCGCAACATGGTCCCGCTGTCGCCCAACCGGCGCTACGCGATCAACCAGGACGCCGAGGTGCAGATCCTGGGCTGGGCCGGCAACCTGACCTGCTCTGGCGCGCAGTTCCAAGGCCGTCTGCAGAACTGATTGGTGGACCGTCGTGGGTCGCCTTACCCGAGAGGGGCGGGGTGACCCAATCCTCTCGGGTTTTTTTCTTCAGGAGTTTCCAACATGGGACAAGCAATCATCGGAATTGGCAAGGATGACATCGTTGCCGCAACTGGGGTGCCTTCGTGGCGCTTGGGCACTGTTGGCGGGTATGACGACCCAGTCAACGGCTACCAGGAATTCATCTACGGCCGCGCTGATGGCGCGGTGACGGGTCTGGGTTTCCTGTGCGTCGAGGCAACGGGATTTGACTTTGCGATGGCCACCACCACCACGACTGCGCCTGGCGCGTCTGGTCCTGGTTCTCGTTGCGGGGCGGCCCAGGCTGCGCTGGCTGACAACCAGTACGGCTGGTTCCAGATCTACGGCAAGGGCAGCGTTCGCACGCTGGCCAGCGCCGCCAAGGGAACCCAGCTCAACAGCACCGCCACCGGCGGCGCGGTTGACGACGACGCCACGGCCGGTGCCGAGGTCATCAACGGCCTGGTTATTGGCACCGCTACGGGCGGCGCTGCGGCGACCAACGCCGACGCGCTGTTCTCGTACCCGACCGTCGGCCGCACGCTGTAAAGCCCCCCCCCCAAGAAGAAGGAGAACAGCATGCAACCCACGACATCCACCATGTTTGATGAACCCACGCACCTGGCCAGGCCGGATGAGTCCCGGTACGCGCACGACGCGCGGCTGTACGTGGAGTTTTCGCGCGAGCCTGTGATGCACCCCGGCAAGAGCCGGGAGGCTGGCCGGGCCGTGTACGAGGAGCGGGACTTCATCCGCATCCATGTGCCTGGCGACAAGACCTCGGTGGTTCACCGCCAGGTCACCGAGCAGGACGCGCAGCGTTTCGCTGATCGGTACGCCAAGTGGAAAGCCGGCCAGGCTGAGGCCGTGACGGGCACGCCGCTGTCGTCGTTGCCCACCATGACACCGTCCAAGGTCGAGGAGTACAAGTTCTTCAAGATCACGACGGTGGAGCAGCTCGCGGACGCGAACGACAACCTCGGGCAGAAGTTCATGGGCTTCCACTCGGACAAGCAGCGCGCCAAGGCATTCCTTGAGGTGGCGGCCAACAACGCCCCTATCGAGCGCATGAACTCCGAGCTGCAGAAGCGAGACGCCGAGATCGAGAACCTGAGGACCATGGTCGAGGCCCTGCAGGCCCAGGCCAAGCCCGGCAAGCGGGCCGTGGCCGCGGAGCCTCTCGCGGCCTGAGGAAGGGTAGGGGATGGCCTTCCAGATCGTCAACGAATCGACCCTCTCGGCCATCGTCCAGAACGTGGCCGGGATGGTGGCCTTCCCCACCCCTTCCGACCCTGCCGGCAGCCCCGACCCCGCGGTGCAGCAGATGGTTCAGGCCGTCAACATGGCCGGCATTGAGCTGCTGTCCATGTACGACTGGCAGGAGCTGGTCAAGAACTACCAGATACCGATCCAGCAAGACACCAGCGGGCAGAAGGAGAAAGCCTTCGACCTGCCGGAGGACTTCTACGACTGGATCGACCAGACGAACTGGAACGCGACGACGCAGTTCCCGTCGCTGGGGCCGGTGTCGCCGCAGATGTGGCAGCAGCTCCTGATCCGCACGACGCTGCCCACGCTCTCGTTCTACTGGCAGGTGCGGGACAACAAGATCTACGTCCTGGCGCCCCCGTCTGCACCGCAGACGATGAACGTCTTCTACCTGTCGCAGGCTTGGGTCCGCGACCAGGACGACAGCACGCTGTACAAGAACCGCGTCACCAAGAACGGCGACGTGACCCTGCTCGACCCGACGCTGGTGACGCTGTACACCCGCGTGAAGTGGCTCGAGATGAAGGGCCTGGACAGCTCGGCGGCCATGCGCGACTTCCAGGTGAGCTTCGAGAACCGCAAGGGCGCCGAGAAGGGCGCGCCGGTTCTGAGCATGGCGCGGGACTTCCGCTTCCCCTACATCCAGCCGCTGATCAACACGCCTGACACGGGCATGGGGGCCTAACGTGCCTCTGGTGCCGCTGAAGCCCTTCAAGGTGCCGCGAAGGGCGGCCGCCTCGCAGGTGGCGCAGTCCGCGATCATCCCGGCGCCGGTGGGCGGCCTGAACTACCGCGACCCGATCAGCGCCATGGACCCGCGCGACGCGCTGGTGCTGACCAACCTGATCCCGGGGCAGCAGGGCGTGGAGCTGCGTCGCGGCTGGGCCGAGTTTGCCGACGCCGTCGAGGTGGCCACCGTGCCGCAGTCGGTGGAGGCGGTTTTCTCGTACAAAGCGCCCAGCTCGGCCAATGACAAGGTGTTCATGGCCGCCAATGGCAACATCTACGACGTCACCTCAGGCGGCACGCCGACAATGGCTGTCACGGGCACTGGCAGTACGGCAGACGAGTGGTGGACGACGCAGTTCTCCACCGCGGCTGACACCTTCCTGCTGGCCGTCTCGCCGGGCGCGGGATACTGGACCTACAGCACCACCAGCGGCTGGGTCAACCGCACCGGCACCGTCACCGGCATGACGACCTCGGTGCGCACGGTGATGGTCTGGAAGCGCCGCGTCTGGTTCACGTTTTCCAACTCGCCCAACGTCTACTACATGAACGCGGTGGACGCGATCACCGGCACGGTGACGTCGTTCCCCATGGGCTCGCTGCTGCGCAACGGCGGCTACGTGTCGGCCATGGTCAACTGGACCACCGACGCCGGCATCTCGGTGGACGACTACTTGGTGGTGATCGGCACCGAGGGCGATGTGGGCGTGTGGCAGGGCACTGACCCTACCAGCGCGGCCACGTTCGAGCTCAAGGGCGTCTGGTACGTGGGCCCGGTGCCGCTGCACGGCCGGTACTTCACCACGTTCGGCGGCGACGTGATGATCGTCTCGCAGCTCGGCCTGGTGCCGATGTCGCGCCTGTTCACGGGGCAGTTCAGCGCCGACAACCAGAACGTCGGCCCTGCGGCCAAGATCCAGACGGTCTTCGCGCCCCTGGTGCGCAGCCTGCGCGACGAGAAGTTCTGGAACGTCTTTGTGGTGCCGTCGTCTGACGTGCTGGTGATCTCGCTGCCTGTGGATGGCGACGTCTACCGGCAGTTCGCCATGAACGTCACCACCGGGGCCTGGTGCAGTTTCGACGGCATGCCCATCCGCAGCGCCGCAGTCATTAGCGGTGAGCTGTACTTTGGTCAGGCTAACGGCACCACTTGCAAGGGTCTGTCTGGCGACTTGGACGGCTTGGCCATTGACAACACCGGTGGGTCCTACGTGCTGGGTGAGGTGCAGTGCGCCTTCAACGCGTTTGGCGCGCCGGGGCAGTTGAAAAAGTTCAGCCTGGCCCGGCCTATCTTCTTCGGGCCGGCAGCGCCCAGTGCTCAGCTGACGATCAACACGCAATACGCCTTCAACGACACCGCGGGCGCCCCGGCGTTCTCCGACCCGGGCGCCTCCGTTTGGGGTTCTGGCATTTGGAGCCAGGCCGTGTGGTTGACGAACAACAGCTACGAGGGCTGGTTCGGCACGGCCGCGTTGGGCTACTACGGATCGCTGCGCATGAAGCTGCGCGGCCTGCCGGGCACGTCGTTCCTGTCGGCGCACGTGCTCAGTGAAATGGGTGGGGTGATGTGATGGCAACTGCGGCAAATCCGTTTTTTGTAAATGCCGGCTCCACAGCAGATCAGAAAGCGGCTGATTACAACCGTTTGCTGTCGTACGGCATGGATGACTCACAGATTCGCAATGCGGCCAACAACTTTTTTGGTCAGCAGACAGATGCAGACTGGTCGTATCTGCAGAACCTCGCACAGCAGCCAAGCTCTGCACCCAATGGATACCAGAGCGCCCTCATTGGTTCGTTGAGAGCTGCATCGCCTGGCTTCACCAGCAACAACCCGGGAGTGACGATGCTGGCCAACCCGGCCAACAGCAAGACCGTCATCGACTTCAAGCGTGCGCCCAGAGGAAACCTGCTGTTCACGCCTCCACCTGCTCCTCCCGCACCAGCGCCATCGCCTGCCCCTACCTATGGCGGTGGAGGGGGCGGTGGCGGGCCGGTGACGCTGGATCCAGTGGTCATTGGTCCTGGGCCGTCTTTGCCTGTCGATCCTGATCCCGCGCCTGCTCCTGATGTTCCTGACTACACGGACGATCTGTGGCCTCCAGTGGAAGAGACATCGCCGGTTGAGACGTTTCCGGTGCCGGATCCTGCACCTCCTGAAGTGGTGGATTTGCCGCCGCTGCCGCCAGAGGATGAGGTGGCAACACCGTTCCCTGTGCCAGACCCTGCGCCGCCTGATGTGGTGGATCTGCCGCCGTTGCCGCCAGAGGACGTGCAGGAGGTTCCTGACTACACGGACGATCTGTGGCCGCCTGTCGAGCCTGAACCTCAAGACCCTCCGCAGGGCGAGATCGTCATTGAACCCATTGGCGGGGGTGATCGTGATCAGATCCGCGAGGCTGATCCGGTCACTGTCGTCAGTGATCCGATTGATGAGTGGGAGCCAATAACTCTGCCAGAGATTGACTTGGCAGACCTAATGGGCCCGCCTTTGGTGCCAGACCCTCCGTCTCCATCGGTAGAGGTTGTGCAGGACTTGCCCGTCACCACGACACCAGCGCCGGTATATGACCCTGTCGAAAACTTTGAAATCGACAGAGAACTTGGATTGGTTCCTGAGTGGGATGTGTACGTGCCTCCTTTCGAGAACTCCTTCGACTTTGCTTCCGAAAACTCCTTCGACTTTGACTTCTTTGACGATGCCCTGTTCGGTGATTTCGGGTGGGGCGGCGGCGGGGGTGGCTTCTTCGGCGGCGGCGGTGGAGGCGGGGGTGGCGGGGGCGGTGGATTTAGAGTGGAACCGTACCAGCTTGAATGAAACTCGTTACTGATCAACCCGAGCAGTACCCGGTCGTCTGGCAGTGGATGAACCGGCGCACGCGGCTGCCTTGGAGCACCGACCTGCGCACGATCGCGTCCATGCGCGACGACGGCACCATCGCCTGTGCCGTGGCCTTCAACGCCTGGACGCACAGCGCCTGCTGGATGCACGTCGCGTTCGACGGCGAGCACGGCCTGACGCGCCAGCTCTGGGAGGCTGCCTTCCGCTACCCTTTCATCGACTGCGGGATGGAGGCCGTCTACGGGTTGACGCCCAAGGCGCTGGACGAGGCCCTAGCCATGAATGACAGGCTAGGGTTTCGCCGGGTCGCGGAGACAATCGACAGTGTGATGTTTGAAATGAAGGCCGACGAGTGTCGGTGGCTGAAAGGAGTGAGACATGGGCGGCAAAGGCAGCGCACCTGCAGCGCCTGACTACCTCGGCGCGGCTACCGCGCAGGCTCAGGCATCAGAGAAGGCCACGACGTCGCAGAACTTTGCGAACCGTCCGACCATCAACACGCCATTCGGCGGGCAGTCCTGGTCTACCGGGCAGACTGTTGACCCGGCCACCGGCCAGCCTGTCACCACCTGGACGCAGAACACCACGCTGGCGCCTGGCCTGCAGTCCGCGCTCAACGCGCAAATCGGCCTGCAGAACGACCGCAGCCAACTGGCCAATGGGTTCATGGACCGGGTGGCTGAGGAATATCGGCAGCCCTTCGACTACGCCAACCTGCCGCAGATGGCCATGGCCAACAAGCCGGCCAGCCTAGGCACTACGCTGACTGACTACACACCGGGCCTGGCCACCGGGTTCAACTTCGGCGGCGCGATCCCGCAGGTGGACTCCAGCTACCGCGACACGGTGGCCAACCAGCTCATGCAGCGCATGCAGCCTGTCCATGAGCGTCAGCAGGGTCAGCTTGAGACGCAACTGGCCAACCAGGGCTTTACGGTGGGCAGCGAGGGCTACACGCGAGCCTTGGCGGATCTGCAGCAGCGCCAGGCCGCCGAGAGGTTCAACGCACTGGACCAGAGCGGCAACGAGATGCAGCGCCTGTTCGGCATGCAGATGCAGTCGCAGAACACGGGCTACAACCAGAACATGGGCGCCGCGCAATTCCAGAACCAGGCCCTGGGGCAGGCCGCCGCGCTGGATCAGTCGCGCCTGCAGGCGCAGAACGCGGCCATGGGCCAGCAGCAGGGCCTGAACCAGTCCTACGCCGACGCGCAGAACCGGGTGCGACAGCAGGCCATCGCGGAGCAGATGCAGCGCCGCGGCATGAGCCTGAACGAGATGAACGCGCTGCTGAGCGGCCAGCAGGTGCAGATGCCCAACATGCCGTCGTTCGTGGCCTCGGGCCGCGCCGAGACGCCCAACATCCTGGGCGCCACGCAGATGGGGTACGACGCGCAGCTCGGCGCCTACAACGCGCAGAACGCGGCCTTCGGCAACTTGCTGGGAGCTGGTGCTCAACTGGGCTCGGCCGCGTTCATGTTCTCTGACCGGCGCCTGAAGTCCAACATCAAGCGCGTGGGGACTCACCCTATCGGGGTGGGCATTTACACGTACACAATGATGGGGATGCCACAACGCGGTGTGATTGCCCAAGAGGTGCAGGAAGTGCGTCCTGACTTGGTCAAGCGCCACGCCAGCGGCTACCTACAGGTGAACTACGGAGGCCTGTGATGAATGACGACCTGATGTTCGACTACCTCCTGCAGATGGGCGCAATGCGTCCTGAGCAGGATGAGCTCAAGCGCAAGCAGGCCATGGTGGACGCCCTGCGCGGCCAGGCCATGACGCCGATGCAAGGCCAGATGGTGGGCAAGCACTACGTGGCGCCCGGCATCGCCAACGCCATCGCCCAGATGGGCACGGCCTACATGGCCGGGCAGCAGCAGAAGGGCGTGGACAGCAGCGCCATGGCCTTCAACAACCGGCAGCGCGCCGCGTTGGAGGAGATGCGGCGCCGTCGCCGGCCCCAGATGCCGGGCATGGACAGCCCAAGCCTGTCCGCGTTGCCCTACGGTGACGGCCCGGCCTACTGAGGTGGCGCCATGAACGACCTGACCTTTGCCGAGGACGTGCTGGAGCGCAAGCGGCTCCAGCGCAGCATGCTGCCGATGGCGCTGGGCGTGATGAATTCGCCTGACGGCACGCTGACGAACAGTGTGCAGCCCGGGCGGGCCCTGCCGTCTGCGCTGCGCACGCGCCTGGGCAACGTGCAGCAGCAGCTCGACGCACTCGACAGCCAAGAGGTGGACACCTCCGCGCTGCAGGCCTTCGCCCAGCAGCAGGGCGAGAGCGGCCAGACGGCCATGCTCAACGCCCTGGCGGCGCAGTACGCGGGGGAGAACTTCCAGCCGGTGCAGGCGCAGTTCCTCAAGCGCGCCGCGGCAGCGGCTGAGCCGATGAAGATCGGCGGCGGCATGCTGACCCCGCAAGGGCAGTTCATCAAGGATCCGTTCGCGCAGCGTGACCAGCGGCGCACGGCGCTGGAGCGCCAGGCTCTGGGGCTGGAGCGGATGGCCGGCGAGGAGGAGCGCACGACCCGGGACCGTGATGATCGGCTGGCGCGCGAGAAGCAAGCGAGAGAGGATGCGCTGGCGCGTGATGCTCTAAACGCTGAGTTCAGGCGCATGGGGCTGGATTTCCAAGGGCAGATGCTGGCGCTGCGACGCGATGCGCTGGGCAAGAAGGGAGACGGCCAGGTGGGTTCGTTCTCGCCGGCCGGCTTCACCCCGCAGGGCCAGCAAGTGGTGACCAACACCAAGAGTGGTGTGAACTACATCTTGAGCGTGCAGCCGGATGGCACGCCCAACTACACGCCCTATCAAGGCACGATGATCCCCAAGGGCACCTTCGATAAGGAGGTGTCAGCCGCAGGGGATCTGTCTGCGGTGGCATCCCGTGCCGACAGGCTGGTGCAGATGGTTGACGCCAACCCCGACGCGTTTGGGCTGCGCAGCGCGGCCGTGTCTGCGCTGCCGGGGGCCGTGCAAGGCTACGCGGCCAAGGCTGTGGGCCTTACGCCGCAGCAGCTTGAGGCGCGCTCGACGGTGCTTCGCCAGGCGGCGCAGGAGATCAACGAGCTGTACGGCGCCGCGCTGTCCATGGGCGAGCAGGCCCGCGCCAACACCTTCTTGCCCAACCCGTCAGACCCGCCTGAGATGCTGATGAGCAAGCTCAAGGCTGCCCGCGATTGGGCCAAGACCCAGGTCGGCCGGTACAGCCCTGGCGTCACCAATGCGGCCACCCAGCGTTCAGGCGGCGCGGCGCCGGCCCCTGGTGCTGGAACACTCAGCCCGGCTGAGATGGAAGAGCTGGCGCGACTGCGGGCCAAGCACGGGAGGCAGTGATGGACCCGCGGCAAGAGCTCGAGGAACTGCGCCGGCTGGAGGATCTGGAGCGCCGGCTGGGTGCTCAGGATCTTGGCGAGGTGCGCAAGCAGAAGCAAGCCACGCAAGCCAACGTCTACGCGGGACAGGACGTCGGCCAGATGGGCACTGTGATGCGGGGCTTGGGCGGCGCCAAGGCCGCGTGGGACCGCGCTGCGCTCGGCCTCAAGGGCATGTTCACCGACCTGACGCCCGAGGACAAGGCGCTGCTGGATCAGGGCAAAGCCTTCACCGAGCAGGGCGGCACCGCGGCCACCGTCGGCAACATCGGCGCCGATGCGCTGATGATGGCAGCGCCTGCTCTGCGTGGCCAGCAGGCCATCATGGCCGGCGCCAAGATGCTGCCCAAGGCGGCGCAGTTCATCGGAGGCCGCCTGCCCAGCGCCGCGCTGGCCAGTGGTGCTACCTCGGCCGCGCTGACCCCAGAAGATCGCACTGGCGCCTTCTACGGTGGCGCGGCGGGCGGTGCTGCGGGGGAAGTGGCCGGGCGCGTGCTGACCAGGGCCCTGGGCGGCGTGGTGTCAGACAAGGTGACACCGGCCGCGCGCGATCTGATGAACCAGGGCGCGGATGTGCCGATGTGGAAGGCGGTGGACGACACCACCCGATCCGGTCGCGTGCTGCGCAATGCTGCTGAGCGGGCCAAGGTGCTGCCAGTGGCCGGCGACCTGATCCGCAGCCAGGAGCGCTCTGCGCTTGAGTCCTGGAACCGCATCT